ACCACTGTCTACCAGACCCCGTTTCTTGTTTATATTTGTCCGACACATCTTTAAATCCCAATAAAATTTGCGGCAGATACTTCAAAAAGGTTAGCATTATCGTTTCCTCCTAAATATGTTTAAAAAGCTATTCCAAATTGCTGCTAACAAAAGCATAAATCCTAATTGTGGCATACTCCCTCCGCAAACCCTTGATAGTGGCTGATTCTCAGTGAGGCTTTCGAGGATGCCCCACAATCGACTTTTATGTGAAATGAGATATAATGTATAGGTCTATTCTGCAAAATATCCCTCATATGCTGCGATTACCCCCGCAATGGCATACTTTGATAATTCTTCAAGGGGTTTATCGGCTTCACATTTCATTTCTGTGCACACAAATTGCAAATAGGCGCTTGTATTATTTTCATTTTCAGGCGCATACTTTCTGATAAACTGTCTGACCGTCATCCCCCTGTTCTGATCTAAAGCAATCTGCCTGTGTAATGCTCTCCATCCAGCCCACGGTGTCGGGAATATTGCCATGCCGTGTTCATCCTCTCCGGTTGATTCACGCTGTCCGACATACCGGAGATTCCCGGGGTTATTTGTTCTCTGTGGTCTGTTCATATTTATGTGTATCATACCACATTAAGAATAATATACAACATATCGCGTGCGCAAGATGATGATATGTACTTTCATCGGTGATCTCTCCTTCCCTCCACGCGCTCATATGTCGGAGGGCTGCCGCGAAATATCGCTCACGCGCGTTCGGTATTTGTTTCCAATTGTGTGCTGAATATTTCTGTGCGCCATATGTCAATACCTGTACAACCTCTCGAAATTCACGCCATGGAAGCAAATCCCATCTGTCTTTATCATCATCAGCTTTCCCTTCTGTCATTTCTTTCCCCGCTGTGTCGTGTGCTTTTTTGCATCTGGGGAATGAGCATACAACGCGGCCATATATTTTTTGACCGATCCCGTAGTCGTTCCTACTTTTTTACCCCGACTCCCATCAGGGTTCTTTTTATACACTGTTTTTCCAACGTGCATGTACGGCATTGTGCCCTCCTTTTATGATATGTGATACGTGCATTTTTTGAATTGGCAGTTTCCGTCCTCCTGCATAATCTGACAGAACAATGTTCTGGATGGAGATAACGCCAGCCATCGAATGATAACCTTGCGTTCCTCTTTCGATAAGGCGTTCCACGCTACCCGTGCGTTATGGATCGCCTGTTCGGTTGCAGACATATTATTTTTTTTTATTGGATTCACGTGTTGTTCTCCTTATTTGTTCGCGTCTAATTTCATCGAGAAGGCTTTCCATTCGTGCAAGCGATCCTGTCATATTTCTGGTGCATTCCTTCAGTGTCGCGATTTCTTCTGAATGTGTAGCAACTTTCATGCTTACGTTGTTGATCCATATAGACATACCGCTATATGCCAGCGCCATAATACCAAGGAGTACAGATGTCACCGTTCCAATTTTTAATTTCCACACTGTTTCATCGCTCAACGTAAAGCACCTCCATCACGGGCAATTTTGCACTTCTTTTAAAATGTCTCGATCAACTTTGATCTTGATTTCCTGTTCCTTGTCCTTGACAACCAACTCTCCATGCTCGTTATGTGTGGGCTTTTTCTCAACGCAGTATTGCTTATGTTCCACTTTCCATTCACCGCTCCCCGTATCCTTCACCGTCTCAACAAGATTTGTTGTCACAAGCCATGCGGTAATAAGGAATACAACTATTGCGTGCATTGGATGACAACCCCTCCGGGAATCATGGGCTTTGCCACTCCCCCGACCTCGTTTGATTTCTCGCTCTCTATTGTTCCCTTATATGCCGTCATCACAACATAGTGCTGTCCTACCGATATGCCAGTAAGGGTATGCTGTCTCAAATTCTTCGCTGTCGTTGCGACCCTATTTGCCACAACAGCGTTTACCGGAGACGTTCCCGACATATAGGTGTAGAACCCATCGATATTCGCTTCCTCGGAAACAGGATATGTCCAGGTAAGCGTGCAGTCTATTCCCCATGCCGTTGATATGGCAAGATCCATAACCAATGCCAGTAATATCAATACCCATTGCAGTTGTTTCATTGGACCAAACCTCCACCATTTAAAATCTGTCCCCCATAAAAAATCTGAATATTTTCAGGAGGAGCAACAGCCGCATTGATAGAGAAACTCATAGGCGTGAGAAATGATTGGTTATTGCTTCCGTCTCTGCATAAAAGATTGTAATGATATGTTGACCCACAATTCTTCGAGAGCAGTTGTGAATGAACAATGATCCCTCCAGTAGATGACATAGTGTCCATATTATCCCATATTGTTTCTGTCGGATGATAGCGGCATGTCGCGGGCACATGGGTCTGAAATGTGAGCGTCGTTGTAAGCGGGTTTGTTGTGCAGGTTAGGGTACCAGATGGACTTATTGATGTCAAAACGGGCCCTCCATCCGAATAGAAAGTAATCGCCGTTGATGTGAGGTTGGCATTGTCTGATGTATCCTTACACCGGATATAAACCGGATATTCAAGATAGCCATAAAGATAGTCAACACAGAGTAAATTAGGTCTTACCGTTGAATGTGATGTCGTCCCCGTTGTCGTAAAGGTATTTGCCATGAGCGCATAGGTCGTGTCCGTGATATCCCATTTACAGGTAGCGTTCTCATCGGTTGTGACCGTTATCGTCACATCTTGGGGGTTGCTCGTACAGGTTATCTTGCCGTTTGGTGAAGCACTTATGATCACCGGAGCCGTGGTATCGGGGGTAGAGCCGATAGTAAATGCAATGGCTGCATTATTTGCCGCTGTGTTGGCATTCCCAAGGGCATCAATACATGACACATAGTATGTATAGGATGTTCCGCATGATAGATTGATTGATTGGCTGTGGGATGTACCCCCTGTGGTTGACATTGCCGTTGTCATGGACGGATAGCCAAGGTCGGATACAGAATATCGGCATGTTGCCGCTTCGTTCGTTGTGGCTGTGATTGTAACATTCATCGGTGATCCGGTACAGGTAATCGGCGTTGAGGTCGTGTTGGTAATAACCGGAGCGGCATTATCATAGGTCACGGTCAGAGTACCCGTTCCTTGATTACTGTTTGTGCTGGTATCAGTTGCCGTAATTGTAATCACATTCGACCCCGAATACAGTGTAATCGATGAACACGTAAATGATGTCGTTCCTGTGCACGTTCCTGACCCGCCCCTATTATTCGCCCATGTCACGCTTGCGATTCCTGATGCGTCGCTTGCCGTTCCCGCGACAGTCAACGGAGATACATTCGTTGTATACGTTGACGCGGATGTCGGTGACGTTATCGTGACCGTTGGTGGTGTCGTGTCTGCTGTTGTCGGATAGACATACAATACAGCATCGTTGGAGAATGGATTTGTTACAGACCGAGACGCGCCTCCGGTTAAGTTAGCTCCCATTGTGGTTGCCCCTGTTGCCGGATTAAACCATTCCTGCGCGAACGTTCCCGACCCAGCCGTGAGATTGACCGTGCTTGATCCCGTACTTGGCATATACATCAACCAGTGTGTCTTGGTGCTTGCCGTTGTCGCGAGACAGTACGTTGACCCGCACAATGATGTCTGGGGAGTCATCGACAGGAGGGGTATGCGGTATGCAAAGTTCTTGATGTATCCAAGATTTGTCCGTAAGCTATTAAACGCCGGTGTCGATTGTATATTATCCATAAACACGGGCATCATTCCACGGGTAAACGTTTTCCATGCCCAAGCCCGATCTCCTCCCTCTCCGAATATATGATCGGTATCAGAGATAATGACCTTCGTTCCTGCCGCTGCCGGCGGAGCTGTGTCATACCCGCCTGTACTATTCGGGCTTATCCAGTCCGCATTGCTTGACAGCAATTCTGTATTCGTTCCACCTGGGTAATTTACCGTAATACCTACTAAATGCTGTTTCGGTTTGGTCAATTCGTATTCTTTCAAGTACGTCACCATCGCCTGTTGCCATTCCATCGACCCGCTATCACATTCATTGCATATCTCGAATACCACATTATCGAGATCATTGACAGTATCTACTACCTTTCTAATATAGGATTTCCAAATTGTATCTACCGCAGTAATAGTTGAACGGTGTACCTCTGTTCCTGCCCCATCGCCGTTGGTATCTCCGTTTATCTCGTTTGAATTATTTGATGCATTCATTGGATGTCCTATCCACGGATTCCCACTTCCAGTTCCTTTCTCATCCGTGGAGAATCCATTGAACAACATGACTGACACGTATATACCCTTGTTCCCGGCCTCAATGATTCGTGCCCTCAATCTGTCAAAATAGCTCTGATTGAATGCCGTTACGTCCCATTTTTGTTTTCCATCCAGCGCAGTACCATATCCGGTTCGGGCAAATGGATGTGGCGTGATCCATATATTATTATCGCTCACCGCTTCCATTCCTTTCGCCTGTTCCCAGTGCCATAACCGCATGAAATTATGGCCGTATCCCTGCAGGGCGTTGAGATATGCCGTATAATCTGTTTCCGGTGGAGGATCGGTAAGCGGGTCATTGTATGGGTTCGGAATATCCTGTAAGTTGTTCCACGTGTGTGAACCGGAGAAAAATATCAGATTGCCTGACGGGTCTGAGAAGTACCGCGGGTTTGTGGTTGATACCTGAATAGGTTTATACAGGGTAGTTTCGTTTCTCAACGGATGCGGATAGGTATAGGGCGTATATCCCGACATTGCGTAGTTGAAATAGTCAACCCCTTCGACAAGCTGTTGATTCGATCCCCCGCCACTACAACTCGCTGTCGCGTTCCACGTTGAACCACTCGTACAACAGGCAGTAATGTTATTGGGATCACAACTTGCCAGCGATGAACAGTTGTGCTTGTTATTCCATGCATATACATAATGAGGATACCATCTACAATTTGTTGCCCCTTTCGTACACACGTTCTCGCAGAGCATGTAACTGTTCAGGTCGATGCCGCCCGCCTGGTTGCCCGATACGTAGTTATTCCATAGAACCCCCTGCCCGCCGCGGAGGTGAAATATCCTCTTTCCTGTTCCGGTGTACTGCAACACATTGTTGTAGAATTCCCAGCTAATTGACCCCGCTTCATTTTGTCCCTCATAGTTGTCGTGGGCATCGAACGGGTCCCACTGGTAGAGGTTATTGAAAAAGTTGTATCGGATAATGTATCTGCTCCCGCACCGCGACGCGATAAAATGGCGCATATTCGTTGAGTTTTGCACGACGTTGTCTTCAAAGTACACGCCTTCATTCGTCCCGAGAGTATACGGAAACGCATCCGTGGCCGAACAGTTCCCGAACACGTAGTTCCCTTCACCCGTGATGGAATCAAAGACGTTATTGTCGATGACGACATTTGTCGGAACAGCACCGTAAAAGTTTGTCGCGTACTCCATGTTCTGGAATTTACAGTTATCAATTCTCAATCCGTTCAAGTTCGATGATGGCGAACCTGTCCAGTTCAGGGCAGGCCCCGTACGGAATTCGATACCCGTTATCCGAAGGCCGTTGGCGGACGACCCCGATATGGTAAATCCTCCCGTTACGATAGTCGTCCCCGCTCCCTGTCCCTGAATCGTCAGATTCTGTTTCGCAATGGTTTTTGAGAGAGAAACAGAGCATGATCCCGATGGAAACGCGATTGTATCGCCCGCTGATGCTGCGTTGTATGCGGTATCCCACGCCGCACTTGTACACGCCGTCATTGTTCTGGTCGCTGCGGAGGAAATAGATGGTATCAGAATGCCAAATACAATGAGTGCTATGAGTATTTTTTTAATCACTGCAATCTCCTACGTAAAAGTCATCGCTGTACAGACCAGTACCATAATGGACAATGCCGTTGTACGTTCCGGTATTTGCCGGAGAGGTCGGATTATTCGTCAGTTGCAGATCGGGAGTATCACCTGCATTATCCCAACATGGTTTGGCCGTATCCGTACATGCTCCACCACCCGAATATGGGACTGTATTTGTCGGATTTTTCCAGAGCGATACAACCGTGTCGTTCCCGCTTCCTTTTACAATCACTCCTATGACATCGCCACTTGACCACGAAATACCACCATTATTGATTTGTACATCGCCACTTGCATCACGCCATATTGTATATGTCCGGTCTGCCCATATAATATAGAAATAGTCACCGCTCTCAGTACCTCGCAAAAATATACCCTGATTTTTCCCGCTTACCATAGTTGATAACTTCAACCGCGCGTACTGGGTTGTGCCAGATAATGCTGTGCCATTGACTAAAAAGCCAGTATCAGATGACCCATATGTGACTGTATTACTACTGATACTCCACGTGCTATCATATTCCGACCATCCATTTCCTACCGTGCTGTTGTTGCTCCGGTTAAAATCATCCGAGAAGCGTTGAGTACAGGCCGATGCTGCGGCACTAATTGTCACGGATTGGCTTACCTGTACTGCTGGCATGTAATCCATACCGCCATTATCATTCGCATAAACAATACACCCGTTCGTACCTGACGCGCCGACTGCATGGAGTTTTCCGCTTACGATGGTGCAGTATGATGAATTGTTTGTTGATAAAACACACTCATTCCCTGATGTTGCAGAACATATAATTGTCTGATCAGGGTCGCCAACTGTCATGTCGGATGGATCGGTCAGAGATATGGAATTTACTTGCTTTGATTTTCCAAGCATGCTCGACAGAATAAAGGCATCGGCGCATTGAACCGCGATGATCGTTATAAGTCCAATCAGTATGAGAATTCGTTTCATCACAAACCTCACGGTGCAGTATGCGTCCATGTTCCGGTACTGTTCATAATCGCATAATGCGTGCTATCATACCCCACAATACATATCTGATCTGTGGCAGCCCCACCGGACACCAGCTTGTAATTTGCATTTGGCTGCCATCCTGACCTATCCGGCTTCTCGTAATATACTGACGAGATATTTGAAAGGGTAATGACGGTTGCCGAGCCAGGAGCGTTGCGCACACACAACTGTACCCCTGCTGCCGGTGTCTTTGGAGTTACCGTGCACGTGCTTGAGCAAATTACATACTCCGCATTGTCAACAACTGTTCGTGACGTTCCAACTGTGGTCGTTGGCGCTGGCATAGACGCTGCCGTGGGTGCTTCACACGTAAGATTCCCACTTGCATCAATCGCCTTTGCATATTGGTTTGCCGAACAGTCCGTTGGATTTGAAGCCAGCGCTGTTGCTGTGGCGACATTCCCTGATGTCGTTGCGATTGTTCCCGATGTTGGGAGGGTAACACTGGTATTTCCGGTGAGTGTTAGACCGAGACTGTACGCTCCCGTGAAGGTAATGGTATTGTTGTTATTGTTGGCAACTCCCGTGCCTCCCTGCGCGGGCGTGACAACCGCTGCCGTGGTTAAAAGGGTTGCGTTCGCGTCAGGCCCCGTATATGTCCGTCTCGTTGAGGTTGGCCCTGAAATCGATACATTTCCTGTCGTAAGGTATGAATCAGCATCCGGCCCCGTATATGTTCGCCGTGTCGCTGTCGGGCCTGCAAAAGTCACATTTCCATCGGGAACATATGAATTACTATTGATAAAGGTATATGTTTTCTTGCTCGATGCTGGCCCTGCAACGGCAAAATAGGCATTTTCCGTTCCGCCACGTGATGATGATAATTGCGCCTCAGAGCTGACAACACCACTGGCATCGGTATAGACCGGCCCTGCCGTTGAAAGATCGAGGACGTTCACTTTCCCGTCATCATCGGTATCAAATGTATGCGCCCAATCATAGACCGCATTTTTTGATGGCGCTGTTGATGTCACGCCATTCCATGACGATGCAAATGCATCATCAGATATGCTTGCACCTCCTCCTGTTCCATCCCCCTGCAGCGTCCACGTATTTGTTGCAGTACATAAATAGAATTGCTGCCCTGTCGTCGCATCGGTATCCATGAACATATCGCCGACAGCACACGATGCAGGAAGAGACGTTCCTTGCGGTATCCGCACTGTCACAGACGCAAAATTCCATGTCCCTGCGGATGGTGTCCAGTTGCCTGACGGAGTCCATGCACCGGATGGAGAATACGAGCCTCCCTCCTCAAGAATGGTATCAGCAGCATCCCGTACTGTTTTTGCCCGTGTCGTCGAAAGTCCTGTTATGGATATATTGCCTGTTCCGTCGATATCATGGAGATACTTGATATTGCCAGCGGAATCTATATTTGATGACGCTACATCGGTACTATTATAATCACCAAGGGTGTGGGTTCGATTTGTGGAAAATCCAACACCCTTAACAGGCGCGGAATAATCTTTATAATGATCACCATCGCTCGTTGCTTCAAACCACCGGAAAACTGTCGGGTTATCCGTCCGATTGACAGCAATGCTATCAGCCGTGAATGTTGTCGCGTGGATTTCATCAGGCGTTTCCGTTCCGATCGGGCCCGGGTCTGTCAAGTCAACGCTTCCTGTTCCGCAGACATCCCATGTACCATCACCCCTAAGGCAATCATCACTATCACCAGAAAGCTTCGGCAATAATCCATGTTTGTCTGATGTCGCGTTTGCTGTGGTCGTGTCCGTAAATGATAAGGAATTTTCCGTAATGTATTCCCATGATGGATAGCTTGTTGCCGGTGTTTCTCCGGGCCACACATAATTAGACATGAGGAATTTGTATTGAGTACCCTGGCTGCCGAATATTGGCCCTGCAAGCGACAATGTCGTCCATGTTCCCTGCCCGTTCAAAAACGCATAGGGTGAATTGTTGAGTTTCGGCATGAATCCATGACGGGATACTGACGCATTATTTGTCGTTATATCGGATAATGTTAAATTGGCATCCGTGAGCGAGGATAACGTAATAAAGTTCGCATGGTTATATGCGCTATTGTGGCTCGATATTGCCGCAGCGGCAGAACCAACAGTATCATAATAACCAGACAAATCAGGAATTTGGTTTATATCCAGCGTACCAGATGTTATTTTGCTTGCGGATAATGACGGTATCGCGGACGTATTGAGTACTCCATCACCATCGGTATCATAGAGAGCATCCCATGTGGCCTGAATCATATCACCGCCTCCCTCAAAGGACGCGCAGGTATCCCATAGTCCCGTTGCCGTATTGTATACGACTACTTGACCATTACTGCATGCCGGAAGAAGCGGCATTAAATCACCACATTCCCATTCTTCGGTTGTTTCATTATAGACTAATCCCTGACCTTCGGTGCAGGTCGAAGGTAAAGAAGCTCCGCTCCCTGTTCCGCATTCTCCCCATGTATATGTCCCTGTCCCATCGTTTTGAAGGCATCCTTCGGCATCCTCAGGAAAATACGCGAGGTACAGATCATCTTTTGTCATCGCCGGAAAGTGCGGTAATTTTACCGCAGATATTTTGAATGTCTGTGAAAAAGGATAATCGGACGAGTCCACCCAAAATACGTATTGCCCCCGTGAATCCGTTGTCACGCTATGGACGATCGTGTTTGAGGTTTTGGTAGTATAGATATTTGCCGGTGTCGTTGTCCCGCCAAGGTACACGCTCACGGTTGCCCCTGATATGGCGTTACCGTTCTTGTCTGTTACTGTATCTGAATATTTTACCCGTTGCCCCGCGTGACAGACAATAGCGGCGAATATACAACATAGGCATATAAGCCATGCAAAACGTTTCATCTATGTCCTCCCTTTTTCCGTTCTTTATATACAAGATTTCCCGGTTTATATTCTCCTTCGTCATATACTTCCCATATCGCTTCCGCTGTCAATATCGCCTGTCTGGACGGCAATCCGAACAAATATCCAATCAACATAGTCCCATGTTTCATAAATTTTGGCAAGTCCTTTGCGGTAAATGTCCAGATAGCCTCCTGTGGTATATTTATCAGTGGAGATGGCCGGAAGGAATACCCCTCAAAAAGTGCATTCGCAAATGTCCCGACAAGTGGTATTGTACTTGCGGCATATCCGGGGATACCCTTTACCAGTTCAATCCATCCGTCCTCGTCCTCCCACAGTTTTTCCCTATCCCGAAGGAATGTTGATAACATAGCAGGCAGAAGGATAAGCCACCATGTCGATTTCATTATTTCAGAAAATCCCGCCTTCCCTGTCTTGACCATATGGACGCTCTTGTTCATTTCGTTAAATACCGAGGAAAAGTATGAATAGAACATGACAAAGGCTTTCCGTGTATTGTTTCCCCTCTGTATTTCCGCTAAGTCCTTCGGGCTTGCCGATGCCTGCGTTTGTCGCACCATCTTGTCAGCCATCTGTACCGCTAATGTCTCGTCTCCGCTTTGCCTCATTTCATTCTGGTATGTCGCCCACCACGTTGGCATCGTTGCCATTCTGTCAGCCCATGAGATCATCGAGTAAAAAAGGCGTTTCATACGATGTGGTTGCCACGCAGGATCTGAATCTTCCTCCATAATGCGCCGTAATTCAACGTCAAAGTTTTCTGCCCGTATATGCATATAGGGTGACAGTCTTTTAATCTCATCGGCGTGGGTGTACCAATGGCGGTAGAAATCTATTGCCCCGCCAAGAGCCTTTCCGAACCCCAGCCGATTGATTGTGTTGAAATAGGCGGTTGGCTGCAAGAGAGTCACCGATAAAGAGAATCCAAGTATCGCCAAGGTTGCGTTTTTCCGCAAAATTCCTGCTATTGTGTCCCATCCCTTCATAGCCTCATAGTGTGGGTTTGCTATCCCTTTGAGCCATAGCGGATATTGAGCATAGGCACTTTCACCAATGGCTTGCTTTATAGCTCCCTTCACGACAGGATGCCCTATAATTTTCATGACATCCTTGACGGCCTCACCATGCGTCACAAACAGGTTTGTTGCCCCTAAATGATCGGTTATGACATCGAAGGAAAGTTTCAATGGTATCATGGACTTGACCCGTGATATTGTAAACCCTCTCCCAACGGCAGCCTTCGAGACAACATCGATGAGCATATTCTTTGTCGCTTCCCGTTCGGCGTGTTTCTCTGAAAGCGACTTGTCAAACTGAATAGGGAAATATGTGCCTTCAACGATTTTCATCCTCTCGCCGGTCATCCTCCGGTACACGTCAGATATCTCTTTCCCCTGCGATCCGACAAGATCAAGAATCGCGTTGACAAACCGTTTCTCGTTGTCAGTCAGACTTTCAACAATCTCCGTTATCTGTTTATAGGACAACCTATTGCCGTGCATTAGGTTTCGGAGGTTGTCAGGATGGACGGCATTGAGGGCAACCATAATAGCGTTCTCTTTCGTGATTTTTATCCCTGCCACCGAATACTTTTCTGTCATAATCCGTTTCAGGTCTGGTCGTATAAGATCGATAGCGGAATCAAGTTGTTTCCGTATGGCTATTGATCGTTTAATGGACGCTGTTTCAGCGTCTGCCATTCTCTGTGAGATGGTGCGCCACCATATACCATTTTTTTTATACCCGTCAAGAAGCTCGTTGAAATATTCAACCTTCGTCATCTGGCTAAGAAGGGAATTACCAACGTCCTTCACCTTGTCATAGAATGTTTTTTTCTCCCCTATTAACGGTGGTTCTTCGCCAGTGGGTGCTTGTTTCACATCAATAGGCGGAGTAATCCTCATGTCGAACGTGGCTTCTGCTTCCGCTGCCATTTCATCGGCAAGGGTATCGAGGTTATATTTTTGGTTCATGGCAACGATCTGATTATGCTTGCGTCCCTGATAGACGATCTGTTTCATTACGCTTACAGCGTTGCGGAGTTGATCGAGTGTTAGTCCATCCCAGTGAGTTTCCTTGAGTGCCGCTATCTGGTCTTCATGGATAAGTAACGTTTCATCGGCACGTAGCAGAGCCTCTACCGCTGCCCCATCGAGATTCTCTCCTATGGCCTTGACCACATCCCTGTACTCAGGAGGAATACCCATTCTATTGGCATTCTTGACTCCTGATTGCAGATACCCTTTGAGTTTCGTTGTCTCTTTCTGTAATGCCTGTCGTACTTTGAGAGCCTGTGCCATAGCCTGTCTCTTTGCCCGTTCTGTCAACGTGCCTTCTTTATTCCCTGCCCGATATGCTTCCCTGCTTGCAATTTCCGCTTTCTTCATGGCAGCGTTCAGGGCCTGCATTTCCGGCACGAGGGTATCAACCCGTGTTTGGCCGCTTACTTCCTTAATTATCTGCTTGATAGTTTTCTCTTGTTTGACGTGTTGGACAGTCGGTTCTACATCAGATTTGACTATGACATTTGATGGTCGAAGCCATTCCTCAGTTTCTTGTTCAGTCTCGACCTTCTCTCCTGTTTCCTGTTCAATGAAATCCTCATACGATACGGATGTGGTAGTTTGCATATCAGCCGTAGCAGCTACACGTGATTGTGTCTGTTGCTCGTTCTGTGTTTCAGGAATAGGAGGAGTAACCTCTTCCTGTACACTCTCGGCTACGGACAATGTCGGTGATGTTTCTGCAAACGGGTTCGGCGCAATTGTCACGTTTGTCGCTGGATTGATACCAGGAACAGGTTTCGGTTTCCCCTTCATCTTCTGCGCGGTATATCCCATGCCACGTCCCATCCCTGCCATTAATGGCGTCGATATTCCGGTAACTATGGCAACGTCCTTAATTCTCCGTGCAAAGTCAGACCATGACATATCCTCATTCAAATAGCCAACGTCAATCCCTGCCTGCATGACCTCAGTCGCAATCTCGGAGGGTATTTCCTTGACGGTATACGATAGCAGGTTCTTGAGCATGCCGAATTTCGCGAATTTCAGCAGTGACCCTATGCTAATTTTTTCCCCTATTGCCTCGGCCACACCATAGCCTGTCGCTGCAAGTTTCGCTGTGGTATCGTCATACCCTGATTGCCTCAGTTCGTTGTATTTCTCTCCTGCCACCGTCGCGCCCATACCAAGAATAGGGATAAGCCCTGTACCTCCCGAAGCGATACCCGCAGCTATCCAGGGAGCATTTTGAATTACGTTCGATACGACAGAATACGTGTAATAGGCTGCGCTCCCTTCCTCAAAAGCCGGCGTTTTCTTGTCGGCCCAATCTCTCAGGTATAATGATGTATTTCGGAGGGTATTATTTTTCATTTTCTCAGGTCTCCCTGATGCGAGGTCGTTGACCATGTCGATTGCGGATAATATTCCTTCCGCGACCCGAACCGGAGCAGTAACGAGCGCAGAGGTGAGGGCTTTATTCAACTCGGTATCATGCTGCCCCGTATATCCCATTGAGGATAACAGGTCAGTGTCCTTTTCTACCCATCTTCCGCCTTTCGGTTGGTTTTCCAATACTTCTACCCACCCCATATCAATCCTCTACCCATTGCATTTCTTTGCCCTTGTCGTTGTAAACCTTTCCGTTCTTTTCCGTCCATCCAACAGGTAATGTCTTTGGCCTGTTTATCTTTTTGGGAGATTCTGCCGCGGTTGTTTTCTTTATCTCTTGCGGCTTTGTTATATCTGGTTTTAATCCGACATCTCTCATGTACTGCTCTTTAAACTTATTGAGCACACCTGCCTTTGTGCCACTATTACCATATTCGATTAATCGGAGCGCAAGATTCTCTGTATCTTCCCTCATTTTTGTTAGGTCATAGGTAACAGGGAACATTTTCACCTGTTTTTCAATGGTAGCCATCATGTACCCAACAATCTGAGGATACTCTTTAAAAGCAGGCTCAATAAAATATGTTTTTATATCCCTGATAATATCCTGTTGCGTCCTGAGAAATTCTGCTGTCCGTGCCTTTTCTTCCGCTTTTTCGATCCTTTGTATCTGTCTATTTTCCGCATCCCTTCTCCTCCTTTCAGCCTCTGCTTCTCTCCTGTCCATCTCTCGATACGTCATCATTTTGTCGAGTAACAACCGTGCCTCTGTCCTGGTAATCTTCCCTTTTGTTATGGCATCATCGAGCATCGGCCTCACGTCCTTTCTCTCCGCTATGGCTGATCGAATCGTTTCATAGGTCGCCCAATCTATTTCTCCCATATCGCCCTTTTCCAACTGATTTTTCAGTGAATTTGCCATGGTCGGACTCATGGGCCTGATACCCGTTACCGGATCACGTTCTGTCCACTTATCGAGCTTCGTTTTTTTATCATACATTGATATTGTAGGGTCATCCAACATGGCATACGCCGCGACTAACGTATCTTCTCTCAATTCTTTTTCTTTTCTCTCAAAATCCTCATACAGACTTAATGCCTTTGAACGCGCCTCTTTCTGGAACGTGATGCGTTTCATCGGTTCAAGGTTTGGGTAGTTCTTCGGGTCTTGCAGCATTTTATAGACCGATAAAGCCTGTTCCGGTGCTTGAGTCCCTTCAATGTCTCGCGCCGCCCTGAACGTATCAGCCTCAATGTCTATATCATCGATCATCTTCTGTGCTTTCACGGGATTCAGCCATCCTCCCTCCTGCGCGTCCTTTATAGTATAGATAATGTCTGATTTTTTCATCTCCGCGATCTGTGGGTCGGTTTCCTGCACATAATCAACAATGCCCTTTTGATAGGCACTAATAGTCTTTCCTTCCAAATCTTTGTTTCTGAGTTTCCATCCTAAATATCTGACCTGTGCCGCACCGCGGTTAAACTCCGCGTCAACAACGCTTGCTGCCCTGTTCCATACATCAGGCCGTACGTCGCCCTTGAGCCGCTCCTTGATCTCGTCAACGCTTTTCTGATAGTCCTCTTCAAATTTCTGATAATCAGTACGTTCCTTGAAGGTTTCCTGCAACATCGCCATTTCATATCTGACATTTTGCCGCAATTCGTGAAACTGGGCTTTCTGTTCCGCCTCATCAACTTTGGCAAGATACATGGCAGATTCGGACATGGTCGTGCCGAGTTTCGTTAACCCTTCAGCGGTTGCATCCTTACTGGTATACCGTGATTGCTGAAAGGGTGATGCCTGTGGGCCTTGCTGTGATTGTCCTGTTGCAAAAGGTATTTTCGGCATTCTTTTATCCTATTATCGGCTGAACATTTTATATATACCCGCTGCTTGTGTCGCGCCACCTAATAACGTGGACGCGGCAGAAAGCCATCCTCCACCTGATTTTCGCGCCCTGTGCGCTTCCCGTTCTGCGAGAAGTGCCTTTCGTTCATTGAGTCGTGCTTCCACTTCCCCCCTCCATGTCGTCATCATCGTATCTTTTGCTGCTTCGTGCGCCTGATCCGCCAGGACTTCAAGGTATGAACCAGTATTTGACGCAAGCCCAGACGATGACATAGCCGCTCGTTGTTTCCCCTCAAGCCTCCCGTATTCATGTTTTTTGTCCTCAACTTCAAGCGCCGCGTTGAGTCGTGACATGTATGCGTTAAAACGGTATGTGGCAGCGTCCTCCATTGCTTGGTCAATCTTTGCGTTTCGTGCTTGCTTTCCTTGCAATATATTACCAAACAATGATGTTATCGTACCCAGCGCCGACATACCAGTCATAAGTAACGGAAGCATTATTGTGTATCCTCCCATACAGTTTTTATGCTCAACACGGTCAACGGAAGTGGCCTGTCGGAACAGATATATATGTATGCCTCCCTGTCGTATCCTGACGGAAATGATATTGGTTTTGTGGTACATGAATAGAGCGCGTCATCGGAAAGTCCAGGAACAACATCGCATTTTGTTGCGTCCCTTCCTATTTTGGCATAACGTGTCTCGTGCAATGTCGCGACCGCATATTGTATCCTCTTGGTATCGCCGCCTGGCTGCAAGTCCATTGTCTGTACCTCAGCCGTATATTCCACGCCCGTTATTCCGTCTGTGCTCGCGTCAACAAACCATATGGCATTTCTATCTGAACCGAAATCAAACGGCTGCAATTGTTCGATATACCGCGTTCCATCCCTGTTGACGACAAACCAGACCTCAGTGTACCCCACACCAGGTATACAGGCAACCGATTCAAAGAAACCAGTTCCTGATGAGTGAATATGCCACGCGGCTATTTTATTGTACTGGTCGCAGGTAAACCCTATGAGAACACCATCCGCACGGATTGCCCACACGATTGAATATGGTTCTTCCTGATACGCCATGTCGACAATGCCCGGCCCCGTTATTTCGTCACACTGGACAGTCAGAGATGGCGATACCATCGTGTTGCTGTCGCTGCTGTATATCAATTCCCTGATATTTTTTGCTATGGTCTGAACGTATATAAGCGAAGGGCCGACCTTGACAGGTTGTATATTGTGTGTCCCCACAGCACCCTGTTCCCTGCAATCCGCAGAAAACGGTGTCAGCGGCCCGCCATTTTCCGCTCCAGTGAGCCGGAATATCGTTCCCGTACACCCGATAATAAGCCCGTCCTGCCCTCGCATCCATTGTATATAGTCCATTTCGGTCGAACCAAGCACGTATGTTATCGAGCTTGAATCAACAACATCGCCGGATGCTATCTTAATGGCCTTGACGACCTTCTGATTATTATTAATCGTTTTTTCCATCAGTTGCGATTCAAAGGTAGACGGTGCAAAGTTGACGAAATCACCCGAACAGCTACCCCAAATTGTCTGCGGCTGTAACGGCGTATTGGCAAGAAACAGACGTTCCTGAAAGAACGCTCCGCATTTGGGATAATTCCCTGTATAGAATGCTCCTAACTGCCATATAACGGTTTCCTTGCTTCCGTAGAACCTGCCCCGTATGTCGATTAATGCCTGTGTCTCGTCAATAACGGTAATAATCTTGCCCCATGTCCAGATACCTTTGCATGATAGTCTGATATGTCGGCCTTCATCCCGTCCTGCACGAAATAGGTCATCTGATGCCGTGATAATAGCTGTCTGTAACCCGCGGTACGTCCATGTCACGCCATCTGACGATGTCGCGATAAGCCCCTGTGTTCCGACAGCTACATAGTATGGGTTTACAAAGGTGACAGCTTTTAATGACGTTTCTTTATTATGGCCTACGATCGCCCATGTAACACCATCTGAGGATGTAAGGATATATCCATAATCACCAACGACAATGAATTTTGTTCCGTCAGAACATACCCCGTTGAGGTTGATATTGACGCCAGATTTTTGCTTCGTCCAGTTCATACCATCAGACGAGGTAAGGATAACCCCGCCATCGCCACACGCGCACCATAGGGAACGCGCGGAATCATAATACACATCGTTCAGGTCGGTTGTCACTCCTGATGACATAGCTGTCCATGTCGCTGGCAGTCCGCGGTCTGCCCGTAAGATAACACCAGCATTACCAACGACGACAAGATAGGCAGAACCATCATACGCTATGGCGTTGAGTTTGGACGTTACCCCTGATGTCCGTGCGGTAAATGACGTAAACGATGCTGTGGATGTCCTGATCACACCGGCATTACCAACGTAATACAAATATGAACCATCCCATGCAACATCTTGTAAAGTCGTCGAAATTCCACTTGTCCGTTTTGTCCACGCCGTTGTCCCGTTGACAGAGGATTTAATGATTCCCTGTCCTCCGACCGCTATGAACATATTATTGAGATAGCGGATTGAATTATAGGTATGGTGTCCTCCCATGGCGGATTTGACCCATGTAATATTGTCCGTGCTCGTATTGCACACGGATTGAATAGCCCCACCAATCGATATGGCAACGCCCGTGCAGACAAGGGTAGTTCCATCCCCTGCCACTCCGAGATAATTACTTTTATACCCCGCTACTTCCCTCTGTTTGTCATGGTCAATGGTAATCGTTGACGTGTTGACATCAAAGTACGGGCCATCCTCAAATGGAATATCGGTAAAACTCCACTGGGTATCACTGTATCGTGATAGCTGCTTTGGATGGTGGGCCTGATGGAACAGGTACAGGATGTCCATGCACTGGACGTATGTTACATTAAATAGCTGGGATTCGGTGTACGTGTTACGTATTTCATAGGGAAGACCATTTAAAAGAATAGGAGCTCCATCTTTGTAAAATCGGAAATATCCAGCGCCCATCTCAATGATAAATGAATCAGACGAAGAAAAAACAAACGGCAGAAGACGAACAATCTCCCCCGTTGTTTTCTGTACCGCTATGGATTTTGTTCCCGGCCTCTTTGTCACTCCCCCCTGTGGTATCGTTACCATATTTGTCAGCCGTCTACACCCCTGCTTGTATACATTGGTGTCATACCGTCCGCGCATCTTTGCGCCGAGAAGACCGGAAGTGAAGTTTGAAAGAAGCTCCTGTACCTTACCCATTGGGAACATCCCTCTGCAGCCAGATAATCAACCTGCCCTGACGTTCCGATCCTGTTTCTGTGAGGGAAACAATCATATAATCATCAACCCACAATGGCGTTGATTGTATTGTTCTCTGTGCGATGGTTCTGCTTCCATCACCCGCTTTCTCAATCAGAGAACATCCATACGGGTCTTTGATATAGGTGTTGTACAGGTCTGTCGGCCTATTAGTCGCGCGATCGCCCAACGCGCCCGGTATCCTCTCAATCTCTGTGACAAATCCTATGGCGTTGATAGGATCTGATTCAACATTTCCGCTGGTATCGGATGTCCAATCGATAATGATCTTAATACGGTTACTGACTTCCGCGAATGTTTTCTGGTCTACCGTAACGATACCCGTCATTATCTCACCGTTATCAGTTCGCCATAATTCCTTTGCGCTTTCTTGCCCTCAACGGCATCTGCCAGTTTTAAAGGTTCAACGATCTTGTCATACTCTGCCCACAGCTCAGCAAGTGATTTCACGCTTCCCAATGACGGCCTCAGTTCTATGGCAAGGCGTGTCGCTATGGCCTCGATAAACCGAGGATCATATGATCCAACATCGGTATTGTTCCAGAGATACATGGCGTACAGAGTTTCAACATTCGTGTATATGTATGCTCCGACCCTGCGCCAATCAACCCCGTATTGTTCATCATGGATACCGTCAGCCGATACCGACAATATTCTCAGACAATCATCCGGCACTTCATACGCGTAATCGTACCCGAATATAGGTGCTGTTTCGCTCCGGTTCAGCTGTGCCTGTTTTACCATGCAGTTCCATGGATAATCATCAATACATAGATTGATCACATGGGTATAGAATCTCCGGCACGCCCGTGCCTCTTTCGTGGAGTCGTCAAACGTTGTGATATAGTTGTCCGCGTTGCCCATCTTCAAGAGGGCAAGGTTACATATCGCTATATCGTCATCAACGACACTGAGTATATATTCGCTATCGAGGACTATTTCATTTCCCATAGGTTCTCCTTATGGAAAAAGGGAGGGTTACCCCTCCCATTGTTACCTTAGACTGGTATTTCTTCCCACATGAACCAGAATATCAATGACGCTGTGGTCGCTTTGGTCGTGTAGGTGAGAACGCTTGTTCCTGGTGTCAGGATCAGTGAACCGCCGAGTTCGATGATTCCGGTGAGTTCAGTGCCATATCCGGTAACTGCCAGTGTGCCGATTGACCCAAACACCTGCTCAAGCACCGGTGTTGCTATGGTCGCGCCATCATCGACAATCATTGCAGATGCGCCACCGCCCCGCAGTCTATTCCGTGGCGTGATGGTTGCCACAAGACCGGTGCTGTCGGATGTCATAAGACCAATTGCCCCGTCTGCCGATCCCGCAACGGTCTGCGCGAACCCAAACTGCAGCAGTGCGGCATTCTTGCCTGACGTTAACGGATTACACAGGGCAAGACCAGTCCATGTTGTGGCGAGTGCCGCCGTGGTTGCCACCGCTGCCTGATTCGCGGCAATAAAAACATTGCCCCGTAAAACCTGTTCCGTGTATTTGCCGTGAAGCTGAGACACAACCGTAGCCCCCTGCCTGTCACCTCGTGGATTAATGAGGTTGCCGTCTGCTACGTCCTGTACCCCTACTAATAGGCTTCGTACGCTCATGGTATATCCTCCTCAAAAAGATTATAGGGAGGGTTACCCCTCCCCGCTGTGTTACGTGTACGTTATGTTGTCACTTGACGTGACAATACCGGTTGCCGTGATAAAGAGAGTAGTTGATTCTACCGTTCCTCCTGTCGACAGCACGCAAATAATAATATCTCCTGCTGACAATCTCTCAGCGTTGTTGAAATAACCGCTTGCGATGACCGTTGAGTTCTCGTCCGTACTCTTATAGAGCCAGAGTTTCGGATACGCGGGAGATAACAATGTCATTCCTGATTGCGCAAATGCCATAATGTCACCTCCTTAGGTCACGGTCATGTTGTCGCTAACGTTAACTGTCGTGGTAACGTTCGTGACGAACATATATGAAACTGCCGCAGTGCCATCCATATCTGAAAGGACGATAATGATATCGTTCACGTTGAAATCATCGATCATATCGAGAAAATAGTCTTGAGTCTTGACCGCAGCCTGTGTATCGTTGGTGTAATACGTCCATAACTGCTGATTCGCCGACCCGCCAACCCGTGTTAAATACGCTCTATCAAACGCCATATGTCACCCCCATCATGTCTGTGTAACGTTAGTGCTGACCGTCACATGGGTCGTCACCGAAGTCACGATTAATACAACCAGAACAGGAGTGCCGCCGGTGTCGCAGACGGCAAGGATGACATCATGGAGATTGAGGTCATCTATCACATCGTCAAAATATCCTGATTCCGTGACATCAACCCCAGCCGTACCCGTGAGTACATCAGCCGTATAATAAATAAACAGCTGATGAGCACCCGATCCGCCAATTCGTGTAAATGCCGCGCTTGAAAATGCCATGGTAGCACCTCCTTACGCTGTCTCGTCACAGACGATTTGAGTAATACCTTCCGCATCGATTTTGACCGCGCCCATGGACATCATAGACGTGACAAGATGTGCCACACGTTCCGGTACATAGTTGATTTCTGTGGTGATTTCCTGACCGGACGCGTGCCCTATCGCCATTTTGTGATACACATAGCAATAGCGGTAGTTGCCTACTTTTGTAAGTCCACTGTGCATGATCCAGTTGCAATTGAGCCAGCGTTTTCCGCTCGAACCTCCAAGCATCGCACCCTGACCATTTCCAATGTAGTCAGCAGACGCGAATTGTGGAATGCTCATGAGTGCCCCCCATTGCAGCGGGCCGATTACGAATGTGACATTGCCGTCATCCATGACATCACGAGTGAAAAGGTTGCCGTAGAGTGCTTCCACGGCCTTTGCAAGCGTGAAATTGGATGTTCCTACCGCGACGCTGTACGTTGTTGCGGCATCCAAAACTTCAATAATTTGAGCGTCAGCTGCCCTTCCTAATGCCCACGCGCCAACGTTGACCAATTCTGCCTTTTCATCATAGGTCATTTTCTGTTCATCGAGTTTATCGACGTATTCCGGCGCGTACTTGTCAACGAGTGTCGCGGTTGCTGTTCCGTGGAGTGGGTTCATGGGAATGACAAGGCCATTTCTTGATTTCGTTGTCGCTGTACCCTTTCCAAGTGTCTGAAATACGTGGGTCGAGCCGACAACGCCAGTCTTGCGCCTGACAGTCCCAAGCAAGAGACTCCCCTGTCTCTGGAAAGCCAGTTTGACATCTGAAGCATATTCAGCTACAAATGCCGTTGAGATTGTGTTTGACATTGTATCCTCCTTACTCGGTAGTGTGTAATACCACTGGCCTTGACTGATTATCCTTGCGGGTCAGCTACAACCATATTGCAAGGCATCTATCCGGGCCTCGTAAGGAGGTTATCCGTTTGATGCGTTCTATACCCTGTCAATCAGGGTATTTGATCTTATACAGCCGCGTACGTTCCTTTCGTAAATATTCCCATTTTGGACTTGATCTGTCGTGGTACGCGGGATCAGATTCAATCTCGACAATTTTCCTGTCAATATCTTCCGGCGTGAGCGATGCTCTATTGGTATGAAACGCGGCTTCTTTCATATTCAGCCATAATGTGCTGAACATTTTAATGACATCAGGGTTATTGCCTATCGCTGGGTTCTTCTCGACTAACTCTTGAAATCCTTCAGGAGCTAATTCCTGCATTGCCCGTTTCGCGTTGGCAAGATTATATTCATATTTATCGCCCCATTCAGCCCGTAAAACTTCTTCAGCTTTTGTTTGCGATTCCGTAAATAATTTTTCTAAACGTGCCCGTGCCTTTTCACTGCTTTCCTTCATCAATCGCTGAAACTGCCTTGGTGTAACACCCTCCTCATGTGCCGCCTTGACAATCGCCGCATAATCTTCGGGGTCGATCTCATCGAATATACCGTACTCGTCAATTGACTCAGGTACGCCGAGCTTCCGCCTGAATTCCTGTATTTCCTCAACAGAGGCATTTTCTCCGGGTATTTTCACCCGTTCGCCCATCATCTTCTCAAGTTCGCTGTATGACTTGATCACATTCGCAACGTTTACCTTGCCGTCCTTGGCAAACTTGGTGACGGACGGCGCGGTCTGTAAATCTTCCGGCAATAATGTAATATCTATCTCAGCCATGGATCGCCCCCATTGTCATCCCCTTGAATTCTTCTCTGAGAAATTTGCCGGTTTTCAGATCGTAGAACGTTTTAATCGTAAACTGCGCTCTGCATTTTGAATTCTGACACTCATACACTTCGATATCGTACACTTCCGGATTCTCCATCATGGTATGACACCCGCATAGCGTGCACTTCCTATCCCATTCCCATTCAGGATGTTGGATTTTCCATGATGGTTTCTCCTCAACTTCCCGTACTGCCTCATTCTTCCGTGCTACCATTCACGCCTCCTTGACGTTTCTCCTCCATTGTCGGAGGGACATTTTGTAAGGATGATACTATCCTCATTATATCGTTCAACCCCATACGCTCCATAATATGCAAAATGACGGTTCGCCGTCCTTCATAGACATCGGTATCCATTCCTGCAGTGCACCGAAACATCCAGCAGAAGTCCATAAGGTCATCAAGGACAATCTTTCCATATTCACCGCTGAATACTGTTCGATATGCCTTGAGCAATTCTTCATTGGTCATAATCCTATAATCCTTTGAGCAGCTTCCGGTGAAACTTGTTCCGCATCTTTGGCTATCTGCGCTTGCTGTTGTCCCATCTCAAGCAATGCCGATTGCTCCGCCATTTGCTGCCTGTATTGCCGCATTTTTGCAATATCGTCCTTTTTCGTCATGATGTGTGCCGGACATCCATACAAATCCCATACATATTTGAATATTTCGTCAGCATCGACATTATCCAGTATTTCAGGCTTTGCCTGTGCAAGCGGGAAAATAAAAGCGAGCGCTTCCTGCAATGAATTCCCCTGTGATGCCTTCTGTGCCCGTGCCAATGGAGAAATATACTCAATGTCATATTCATGCCCCTGAACAATTGGCGGCGGCGGCGGAATCAATCCCATCCTCATGCCGATGTTAAAGGCTCGGATCACTATGTTATTTGTCCCGCGCAATAAATTTCCGAGGATTGGCCCAAGCGCAAGCATCCGTTCTGATTCACGTTTGGACACCTCGTACGCTGTCATCTGTCGTTCGATCTGAGCCAGCATTTGAAACACAGGCACAAAAAATATATCATCAATCTGATCCATATCAAACTTCATCATTTCCATGGA